AACTGGCAAAATTGAATTCCACAAATGGATTGGGTTCAAGAAGAAAGTTGCTGACAACGCAAAAGGCGAAAAGTTATTACAAGACATTTATCCAAATATGAAAATAGACGAGGTAGAATTACTTGCTAGAATATCTACAAAAAAAGAACTTAAACAACTTGCCGAAGAACATGGAATTGAGAATGTCAAACTCTGAAAAACCATATGTATGTGAATACTGTGGTGTAGGGTTTACTCGCGAAAAAACACTAGCTGTACATATGTGTCAACCTAAAAGAAGATTCTTACAGCGTGGCGAAAAACGTGTACAGCTAGGACTAATTGCATTTAATAAGTTTTATAAATTAAGTGCAGGGTCTAAAAGAGATAAGACATATGATGAGTTTGATAAAAGTCCATATTATAATGCATTTGTAAAGTTTGGCAGTTTTATTAGTAATGTGAAACCGTTGTATCCAGAGAAGTATATTGATCATGTAGTAACAAGTGGTGTGAAGTTAGATCATTGGTGCAGAGAAGAAATGTATGAGCAGTATGCTATTAACTTGATTAAGAAAGAAGGTGTTGAAACTGCACTAGAGCGTAGTGTAATGACTATGATGGAATGGGCCGACGAACAAGAACAGGCTCCATGGAATCATTATTTCAAATACGTAAGTTTAAATAGAGCAGTATGGCACATTAAAGATGGAAAGATTAGTCCATGGCTAATTTTAAATTGTGATAGTGGGAAAGAGATGTTAAGCAAATTAAACGACGAACAATTAGAAATTGTATATCCTATGATCAATCCTGAGCATTGGGCTGTACGGTTTAAACGTCAAACAAGCGATGTGCAACTAGTAAAAGATGTTGCAAGAGAGAGTCAACTTTGAAAATATTAATCTTTGGATTACCTGGAAGTGGTAAGTCTACATTAGCAGAACCTTTTGCTAAAGAAATAGGAGGAGTATGGATTAATGCAGATGAAGTTCGTGAGAGATATCATGATTGGGACTTTAGTCCTGAAGGTAGGCTAAGGCAAGCAGAACGTATGAGGCATTTAGCAGACGGTGTAGTAAGTGCGGGTAAAATAGCAGTAGCAGATTTTGTTGCTCCAACATTCCTAAGTAGGATAAAGTTTAAGGCTGACTTTGAAGTATGGATGGATACTATAGAAGAAAGCATATACGCAGATACTAATGCTGTGTTTGAAAAGCCATTGGAATGGGACTATCATGTAGCACAATGGTTTAACGATACTCCAGTTCAATTAGCACATGTATTGAAAAGATTTAGAGAAAGAAATGTTTGACAATAAAAAACCAACTGCACAGATGTTAGGCAGATGGCAACCATGGCATGAAGGACATACAGCTTTATTTAAAAAAGCTATTGCTAGTGTAGGACAAGTATGTATAATGATAAGAGACGTACAAGGATGGGAAGACAATCCGTTTAGTGCTACGGATGTAGCAGATAATATTATAAAAGAATTAAGTAAAGAAAGCTTTACTTATAACAAAGACTATGTTATAATACAAGTACCTAATATTGTTGACATAAGCTATGGCCGAGGAGTAGGTTATACATTTACAGAACATCACTTAGGCGAAGATATGCATAAAATAAGTGCTACAAAAATAAGAACAAAGTTACGAGGCAAAGGAGAGTTATGAAATTATTGTATTACCCAAATGAATTTTTAGAACGTAAAGTTCAACCTGTTGACTTACAAAATCCTAGTTTTGATCCTAAAGAACTTCGTAAAGAAATGGAAGAACTAATGTTATCTAGTAACGGCATTGGCCTTAGTGCAAACCAAGTTGGTATAGATCAACAAGTATTTGTTATGGGAGATAAGCCAGACAATACAAATATTTGTATCAATCCTACAGTATTAGAATATACTGAGGAAACTGTAGTAGACCTCGAAGGTTGTTTAAGCTTTCCGCATATCTATGTTAAACTAAAAAGGCCTAAAGAAATACTTGCTGAATTTTATGATGAAAACTTAGAAAAGGTTACTACAAAGATCGATGGATATAGTGCCAAATGTTATTTGCACGAGCTTGATCATTTGTTAGGTATAACTATGAAAGATCGTTGTAGTAAACTTAAATGGGATATGGCAAAGAAGAAATCTAATAAGTACAAAAAATTATATGAGGCAAATAATATTGAAGGATCTTAAACAATTGATTAGTGTCTTAAAAGAAGGTGTTGCAACAATTTCTTTTAAAAAAATTGACACAGGTGAAATTCGAATTATGCCATGTACATTAAAAAAAGATCTAATGGAGTCGAACGCATTTAGTCTTGAAAATATTAATCCAGAAAGTAAAAGTATAGTAGTATATGCACTTGATAAAAAAGATATTAGAGATGTAATGGTAGACACAATAACATCTTGGCATAAAGGATCTCCAGATGCCTGATATTGATATAGACTTTGCAGATAGATCACTTATACTAGAGCAACTTAAACATAGAGTTGCAAAATTAGATACAGGTAAAAAACACAATACTGGTATATACGCTAACGAAATACCACACAATCCTGTTGATAACTTATCAACAATCGAACATAAGACTGCTGAAGAACGCGGTTACTTTAAATTAGACTTCCTCAATGTAAGCATTTACAAGGATGTAGAGAACGAACAACACTTAACACAATTGATAGAAAGAGAACCAATATGGCAACTACTGGAGCACGACGAATTCAACGAAAAAGTATTTCATGTAAACGGGCACGGAGATCTATTAAGACAATTGAAGCCTACTTCGGTGAGCCAATTAGCCGCTACACTGGCTATAATCCGTCCAGCGAAAAGACATCTAGCAACAGAAAGCTGGGATACAATTATGGAAGAAGTTTGGCAAAAGCCTGAAGACGGATCGTACTACTTTAAAAAAGCACATGCTGTAAGCTATGCTGTAGCTGTAGTAGTGCATATGAATTTGCTATGTGAACAGATGGTTAGTCTCTAGGTGGCTTGCGTACTAACTGTACACTCTTTCTTTTGATACGTTTAATTGCTAAATTGTTTAGATTTACACATGGGCCAATGCTTACTTTTACATCTTTACTATTCATGGTCATTATACAATATTTAAATTTTGTCATTTCTTGACTTAAAAAAATATTGATAGGAATCATCCTATTTGATTCCCACCACCATACTTCACCTAATTCTAAAAATTTTTCTTGTTCTTTTTTGGTGTTTAAATCTGTATATACATACATGCTAGTGACAGCGGCATCTTGATTGATAACTATACCAATGTATTCTTTTCCACCGTAGTTGACTACACTTAAAAATGGAAAATTATTTTGTATATCTTTAGTTAACATTAATTGATTATTATTTCCTATAAATACAGTATGCAATTGTTACCAAGATATTTAGTCGAACAAACAACCATTCTTGTCGCAGATGTGGCAGGATATATTACGGAGTATAGGCCAGTGTATAACAGAGATATAGAAGTTTATAAAGGTATTGATAATACCTTACAATTTAGATTATTAAATGCAGATCAAAAAGGAATAAATTTGTCTGTAGGATACACAGTTAAGTTTTGTGCATATGATGAAACTGATAGACTGGTAATAGAAAAAAATGCAACTATTCAAGATGATGGTAGTACAATTTCAAGAGGTAAATTTAAAGTTAATATTACAGAAAATGAATTAAAAAATTTACAACAACAATTCTTAAGTTATGTAGTTTATCTTGTAGAATCTGACGGTGATAAAGTATTAACATATTCTCAAAGTAATTTTAAAAATAACGGTACTATATTTGTAAATTCAAAAACCTTTCCTGGACCTCTTAATACTATTTCAATAACATCATTGACAGAAACTGGCGCTAATACAAGTATATGGATGTCAGAAGCAGTAAATGCAGAACCTGCTGTTAATGGGAATGAAGCATTACATACAGCTGCATTTTATACAAGTAGTTTTACAGGTGATATAGTAGTCCAAGCTACGCTAGATAATCAAGTAACAGATAGTAGTAATTGGGCTGACGTTACAACAGTAACACTAGACGGCACTGAGGCGGCTCCAACAGCAGTAAACTTTAATGGTGTATTTTCGTATATTAGATTTAAAACTACTTCAAATCCAGCAGATAAAATTACCAAAATCTTAGTCAGAAACTAGTTGACAAATTCTTAGATCTACGCTATAATAGTATTATGAGTGTAGTCACTGAAACAGTTCTGACATATCTGCCGCCTAAGCGTAAAACCACGCCTAGCGGGTGGACTTCATTCAATGCGCCTTGTTGTCATCATAACGGCACTACTGTTGACACTAGATCACGTGGAGGATTGATATCTAATCCCGATGGTGTTAGTTACCATTGTTTCAATTGCGGTTATAAAGCAAGTTGGCAACAGGGGCGCAACCTTTCACACAAGATGCGTAAACTACTTCAATGGTTGAACGCACCAGATGACGTAATTAATAAACTTGCATTAACAATAATGCAAGAAAACGAAGGTGTACAAGTTACCCAACAATTAGTTGAAGTACCTCAATTTAATACAGTACCATTACCAAATGATGCTATCAAAGTTTCTGATATTACAGATTTTGATAAGCACAGTTCAGCTATAATTGAGTACATGGCATCACGTAGACTGCAAGTTGAGGATACAGATTACTATTGGAGCCCTAGTTTAGGATATCGTGACAGGCTTATTATTCCGTTCTACTATGAAAACCGTATTGTTGGATGGACTGCTAGGACTGTTACTAGTGGTAAAAAACCTAAGTATCTAAGTGAACAACAACCTGGTTATGTCTTTAATCTCGATGAACAGCGTCCTCAGAAAGTATTTGCTATAGTATGTGAAGGTCCTATTGATGCTTTATACATTGACGGAGTAGCATTACTTGGTAGCGAAGCCAAAGATCAACAATCATTGCTCATCAATAGATTAAATAAAGATGTGATAGTTGTACCGGACAGAGACCAAGCAGGGTCTAAGTTAGTTGAACAAGCAATTGATTTAGGATGGGGAGTTTCTATGCCAAATTGGCAAAATGATATAACCGATATTGGAGAGGCAGTACAGCGTTATGGAAGAATTTTTACGTTGCATAGCATAGCAAGTTGTGCAGAAACTTCTCCACTTAAAATAAGACTAGGAGCAAAAAAATGGTTTACTTAAAAAAGATATGGGAGATTATTACTTGGCCATATAGAAAAATTAAAGATGAAATTGCATTTCGGAAGAAGCTAAAAAAACTTAGAGAACAAGACCCATTCATTTACAAATAGGAGAAAATAATGTTAGTTGAAGTATCATTTAAAAAAGGAGACACTATTAGTTTAAAACTAGCTAGTGGTGAAGAAATTGTTGGCAGGTTTGATAGCAGAGTAACAGGTGGCTACGAAGTAACTAAGCCAATGGTGTTGATTGCAAATCAAGAGGGATTAGGATTAGCACCATTTATGTTTAGTGTAAGTCCAGATACTAAGTTTACATTTAATGGAGATTCAGTAACGTGTGTAGGAAAAACTGAAGGCGAAATTGCCAAACAGTATGTTGCTACTACGTCTGGTATTGTACAACCTGATAAGAGTTTGATAGTGTAATATGTTTAATAAGTTTGAAAAAATGTTTTCTACTGATAAGTTGCACTGGACTACAGTGATAACTGAAAAGGTTATGCTAGCTATTATAGGTATACTAACGTTACTTGCAGCTGGTGGAGAAGTAGTTAGCATGCTTGCTAGCCGAAATATTGAATTAGGTGATATATTTCTATTGTTTATATATACAGAAATTATTGGAATGATAGGAGCATTTTATGCTAGCACTAGAATACCAGTTACATTGCCTATTATTATTGCTATTACTGCATTGTGTAGACTAATTGTACTACACAGCAAAGAAGCAGATCCAATGAACTTACTAGCTGAAGCTGGTGCAATAGTAATACTTGCAGGAGCTGCATATGCTTTAAGTTTAAAGGATAAATTGAGTTTAGAGAAAGAAAAACTACGAGATGAATAACGAAGATTATAGATCAACGCTTTTAGAAATATCAAAGCGTCACGGTAAAAAAGTCCCCGGAGCAAAGTATATACACAAGTGGGATATGTATATGCTCGAAAAACAATTTTGTGTTGACAATATGAACTTCGACGGCATTAACTCTGTACTTGAAATAGGATGCGGTATGGGTATGCTTGCACACCTTATTAGAGAACAAAAGGGTATTACTGATATAGAACTAACAGATGTAGATGAATTTTTTGATCATACAGATAAAGGTGGGCTATACAAAGACTGTTGTGATGTGCTAGGACTCAAACGATTTGTTATGTATGTGAACATGAACGAGCCCATGAAACTAGATAGACAGTACGATATGATTGTAGCCACACGTACTGTATTTGATAGAGAATGTTTAGAGCCCGGCACAATATTTAATTATGAATATTGGCTAGATGATTGCTTTAAATATTGCAAACGTGTATTTGTAAAAACAAATTTTGCTGGTGGAGGCAAAAGTTTTCCTGATTACTTACGACCTTATCTGTGGTGGCCTAAAGGACCTAACGGAGAATCGCTAGGTAAGCCTAGGAGAGGATGGTATATACGTGTAGACAAAGAACAATGGGAGAAGAGATGATCACATGGGGAATGGTTGGCAACAGTCATGATGCAAGTTTAGCTGTTTTTGAAGATGAAGAATTAAAGTCAGCAGTACTATCTAAAGACTACAGTAAGATTCCTAATGACCCCCATCCTAATTGGAATATAGTTAATGCCGCTAAACAGGAGTTTGGTGAGCCTGATCGTATACAATGGTATGAGCTCCCTAAGTTAAAAACACTACGTCAGTGGTATGCTGGCCAGGGTTGGTTATGGAAAGAGAATAATATCAAGCAATATCTCCAACAATGGGACATTACTGCACCAATACATTGTACTAAACATCACCTAAGTCATGCTGCCTACGCATACTACACTCAGCCCCACGATGATTGTGCAATTATTGTAATGGATAGCATAGGAGAATTTGAAACCCTAACTATATGGCACGGGAAAAATAACAAACTTAAGAAGATACATAGTCAAGGCTATCCACATAGTCTAGGTCTATTCTATAGTGCTATGACACAGCGTTGTGGGCTAGTACCTAACAGAGATGAATATATGGTAGCATCTATGGGAGACAAAGGTAACCCTAAAAGACATTTTATGAAGATACTAAATGAACTAGTACACGTTGAGGGTATAGGGTGGAACCCTAAAATTAAAATGATGGAAAACTTACATAGAGGGTGTAGGTGGTGGAGGCCCGAACTGACTAGCGAAGAAGATCTAAACGATATTGCAGCAGCTACCCAATCAGTGTTTGAGTATTGTGTTAACAATCTAAGTGCATGGGCTAAAAAAACAACAGGGTCAAAGTACGTAGCACTAGCAGGCGGCTCAGCCCTTAACAAAAGAGCAGTAGATAACATAAGAAATAGCTGGGTTGATGTTCATGTTCCGCATAACCCAGGTGACCCTGGTAGTTGTGTAGGTGCATATCTAGCAGTAACTCAAACCAAAATAGAACTTGACAATCAGTGGTATAAGGCAGTATAATAAAGTATGGCAACAAGACAAAACACAGACTATGGGTATGATATACAAAAAGTATATCTAGAGATGATGCTAACAGATGCAGAAACATTTGTTAGATGTCAAGCTGTTTTTAATCCAGAGATGTTTGATAGACGTTTGCAAAAGAGTGCAGAGTTTTTAACTAACTATGTAACTGAACACAATGCATTACCCACGTTTGATATTATTAATGCAGCCGCACAAGGTGATTTGAAAGACCCTGGGCAGATGCAGGAGAATCATTATGATTGGTTGTTGGCAGAGTTTGAAACGTTTAGTAGACACAAAGCACTAGAAGCCGCAATACTTAAAGGTGCTGACTTGCTTGAAAAAGGTGAGTATGGCCCAGTAGAAGATCTAGTCAAGCAAGCAGTACAAATAGGACTACAAAAAGACTTGGGTACTGACTACTTCAAAGACCCTAGAGCAAGACTAGAAGCAATCAAAGACAACAACGGACAAGTAAGCACAGGGTGGGAAGCAGTAGA